CGCGACGCCGCAGTGCTGGCCCGCACAAACACGATCAAAGGTTTAAGCGTTGGCTTCAACCCCGTCAAATCAATCATGTCAAAAGCACGCGACGCAATCCAACACACAGCCGTCAACCTACTCGAAGTCAGTTTGACCCCATATCCCGCTTACACCACAGCCGGTGTCAGCAGCATTAGAGAAGAAGAAGGAGAAACAATGTCCGACACAATCGAATCGGCCGAACTGGTGTCGGTCGACCAAGAAGCACGCGAAGCAGTCAAGAGCTTGCGCGAAGAAGTAGGAACCATTCACGCCCGAGTATTTACGAGCGAAGCAGCCGAGCACCCACTGGCAAAATACCGTTCATTCGGTGAATATTCTAAAGCAGTATTTGCAGGTGATACAGAATCCCGCGCATTAGTCGACCAGATCACAGCCAACAACGCCGGAGTCATGCCACCTAACTGGATACTCGATGTCAAGGGAATCATTGACCTTGGCCGCCGCGTCATTCAAGGTGTCGGTGGCCCCGAATCTGCAGGTGTCTCAGGTATGGACATCAGCTGGCCATACTTCGACGGGTCACTCACTGACTACGTTGAAGCTCAAGCAACCGAAAAAGGTGAAGTCAACAGCGCACGCATCGATCTGGACAAAGGAACCGCCACCCTGGCAACATACGCCGCCGGGTCGGACATCTCCTACCAGCTCCTAGAGCGCAGCAGCCCGTCATATTTGGATGCACACAACCGCATCATGCTTTCGTCTTACGCTGCAGTGACAGATCGCAAATTTACTAGCGACCTGTGGACTGACGGCACTGGCGGAGAATCCTACGATTTTGCTGCCGACACAACTGGGTCACCATTCAGGGAGGCAGTATTCAACAGCTCGGTAACCGTTGAAGATGCAACCGGAGCGCCAGCCACTGCAGTATTCGTTTCCACTGCCGTATTCAAGAAAATCGGTGGCTGGTCAACGTTCATGCCGGAATCAACCCCAGTGTCAAACGTGTCAGGACTTGCAACCGCTTCAACACTGCGCGTGACCGTTTCAGGTTTGCCAGTGATTCGCGCCAAGTGGCTTGACACAAACGCTGCCTACAACGCCATCGTGACCAACGGGGCATCAGCTCGCTGGCTCGAAGATGGGCCACGCTTGGCAACCGCTGAGAATGTGGCACAACTCGGGCGTGACATATCCATTTATGGATACGGAACCACGGCCGCGTATTTGCCTGCTGGCATCGTTCGCGTTTACGACTTCTAAACCCGAAAGGTAGCCGATTATCATGGCACTAGTAAACGGTGAAAAACTGGCCGACAATCTAGACATCGAGTATGCCGCACCACAGGACGACATACTTGATGTGCACGCCGACTCGGCGTGTGTCTTAATCGGCTACCTTGTCACACCCGCGTCGTTTGCAGCGGAACCAGCGCCCCTACAAATAGCGGCAATGACCGTTGCCACGGAAACGTATCAAGCAGCCTACGCTGCTGGTGGTGAATCAATCAGTGTTGACTTTACTCCCGGGCCTAGAATCAACTCAGCAATCATGGCACGGGTCACTGTCCTATTGGCGCCATACAAACAAATGACAACAATGGTCGGATGATGGCACTCACTACGGAAGCCCGAGAACTACTCATTGCGGCCCTCACCGGTCTCGGGTACAAGGTCTACGACAACGTACCCACAGTGCCCGTCACTCCCAGTGTTGTCATCGTTCCAGACTCACCATGGGTACGCGCCAGGCGCATAGGGTCAAACCTGAACTATGAATGTCGCTGGCGCATCCTTGTCAGTGTCAACGCCAGGGTAAACGACTCCGCAATTAAAAACACGGAGGAAGCAATAGATGTGTTGCTCGCAGCTATCCCCACAGAGTTCACGGTGGAGTCAGTAAACGCACCACAACTATTGACCCTGGGTACGCAGGGGACAGTTATCACAACCGAAATTCAAGTCAACATACAGATGAAGGAGTAAAAAGATGCCAGCAGTAGGAGTAACAGGAGCAGTTTTCACCGTCGATATTGGCGGCACGCAATACGAAGATCAGATAACATCCGGCACAATCAACACAACCCCGGTCATTGTTCGCACCAAAACACTTTCCAGCGTTGCGTTTGACCAGGTTGATCTGAACAGCACCATGGCCGTTGACTTCTTGTATGACGAGGCAGCAGGTATTTACGCGGCACTACAGACAGCTATTGCTGCAGGTACCGCCGTGGCCGTGACTATCGATTCAACGTCTGGGACATGGACAGGCACGGCAATGATGATTGAATCCGCTGACCTGACCTACCCGGGTAACAACGTGGTGACAGTTTCCGCATCATTCACCGGCACAGTCACATTCAGTTAAGGCCAAGGGGGACACATCATGCAAAGAGCTAGGTTATACGTTTCAGGTGAAGGCATCGAGGAACGCAATTTTGAGATGCTCCAAGGCCACAGTCTCATGTGCACACGGATTATTAAAACCGAGTCAGACACAAACGAGGCTAGGGCGTTGGCCATCAGTTACTACGAAGTTGAAGGTAAAGAGCCCGGTGACCTGAAAACGGTAGAAGCGTGGGCATTACGCAAACGCATTGTCGTAGAAGCAGTGTGGGAAGAAATCGACCCTTTCAACCTGGGTGTGATGAAAGGCTCCTAATTGAATTAAGTGTTGCCCTCGGGTGGCCATTGGAACATGTCAAAAAATTGACGATGCAGGAAGTGATTACTTACTGGGAGGTGTTGGAAAGTGGCTAAAGAGTTTGACACATACATTGTGGGACTTAACGAGCTACTGCGGGACTTCTCCAAACTTGGTAAAGAAGCGTCAAAAGAATTACGCCAGGCATCTAAAACTATTGCTGAACAAAAAATGGTGCCAGCGTTTCGCCAGGCAGCACTCAACTCTGGGCCTTGGGGTGAAGCGTTAGCCTCCAGTGTTCGTGCTGGCGCTGACCGTGTGCCCAAAGTAATGATTGGGTCACAAAAGAAAATCACTCGGGGCAAGGCGTCAAGTAACATGTTGCGTTACCCAGTTGACACTGGTGACGGTGGAGACTCAACGGCCCCCTTCCAACGCACCAGTTGGCTATCTAAGGCACGCACATACCAAAAGCCTGCACTAGAGGAATGGTCACAAACAGTTGATCGCCTAGTAGCGAAATGGCCAAGAATCTAATGGCAACCATAGGCGGCAAAACCCTCCAAATTTTTGTTACTGCAGACCTGAAAAAATTCAACTCTGGACTGAACAAAGCCCAAGGCGGCCTTAAAGGTTTTGCCAGCACAATGAAATCAATGGTCGGCCCGGCCCTCATTGCGACAGCTGCAGCGGCCGGCGCGCTCGCAGTCAAGTTCGGGGTCGACGGTGTTAAGGCTGCACTCGATGATGAAGCCGCACAAAAAAAGTTAGCCACCACACTCTTGAACGTGGGTCTAGCCCATGACACTAAAGCGGTCGAAGGCTACATTTACCAGCTAGAACGCTCCCTCGGTATAGCAGACACTGAATTACGGCCGGCATATGATCGCCTGGTACGGGCGCTGGGTGACACAGAAAAAGCCAACACGGCCCTGCAGCTCTCCCTCGATGTGTCGGCCGGGTCAGGTAAAAGTTTAGAAGCAGTAACTGAAGCACTGGGTAAAGCCTACGAGGGCAACATTGCGGGCCTGTCCCGACTCGGGGCCGGCATCGACGCCGCCACCTTGCGTTCTGGCGACATGGAAGCAATCACCAGGAAACTCTCTGGCACATTCGCAGGCCAAGCAACAGCCTCAGCTAGCACATTCCAAGGGCAAATAGGTCGACTAACAACAGCAGCAGACAACCTTAAAGAAGCCTTTGGCCAAGGAATGCTCGACGCCCTGGGCGACAGCAACACTAGTACTCAGGCCCTCGTAGATAGCATGGAAAGCCTAGAGCCCATGATTAAGGCGGCCGGCACGGCTAGCGTCGACTTTGCTGCAGGTCTCCTTATTCTCGGTAATAGGGTGGCTAACTTTGGGCAAGAGACAGAGGACAGCAACAACAGCGGACTTGACCTAGCGGCAACACTTTACAAATTACAGCTGCAACTAATACCAGGCGCGTCGGCAGCCCTGACATTTGCCGGATCAATAACGGATGTTGGTTCGGAGGCCCGTATTACCAGCGGTGCCCTAGCAGACATGTACAAAAAAACTATTGCCGTGGGCATGGCTGCACTTGCATCAGCCGGTGCAACTACGGAGGCGCAACAGTCTTTGATTGACTCGGCGTATGACTCAGGTATTGCTGCAGATCAAGCAGCAGAAAAAGAAAAAAGGCTGGCACCATATTTTGCACGCCGCGCCGAATTACTCGCCCTAGCTACTGCTGAAACTAAATCGTTAAATACGGCGACTGGCAAAATGTCAGAGGGTACAGAGGAACTAACTAAAAAACAGATTAAACTAATCGCACTTAATGAAGATTTGGCCGCGTCTTACTCGGACACGGCCGACAAGCTGAACATGCGCATGGCGAAACTTAACGAGAATCTTGGCATTCTTGACACGATGCAGGCGAAACTTTCCGCCGGACTTGACCTGGCGTCAGCGTTTGAAGGCCAATTTGATGATGCCGGCGCTGCCACTGGTGTCAGCCTGCTGGAAGGTTTTAACAAACAAATAGACCAGGCTAATTACTTTGGTCAAGTACTGACCGCGATAAAAGCCCAAGGCGCAGACCAGCATCTTATTGATCAGATCGCCAGTCTAGGGCCAGTCACTGGTGCGGCCCTTGCCACTCAGCTACTCGATGATGGCCTAGTACCGACGATGACCGAGAAATTTGCTGGCGTCCGTGAATCAACCGCTGGCCTTGCCCTCGGCTTAGTGCCCGGATTTGTTGCTGCCGGTATTGAATCAGGCGCCGCTGCCGTTGACGGACTAGCAACCCAGTTAGCCAAGGAAGGCGACCGACTCACGAAACTGGGGAAGCGTATTGGTAAGCCGGTAGGGGCCGCGTTTAAGGCGCAGCTGGCCAAAGATGTAGCAGAAGCCTTGGCGAATGTGGAGGCCGCTGGCAGTGCAGCTAGGGCCGGGGCGATTGCCCGGGCAGAGGCTCAACAGTCAGCCATTACTGATCAGCAGGTGGCTCAGGCGATTGCTAACGTAATACGGCGATCTGACAGCCGCAGTGGCGCAGTGGTTCGACCGGTGTTGACATGACCCTAGAAATTACTATTAACGATGATGTGATCAACCTTGGCCTTTTTGATTACAACCTGGCGATTGCTCACGGTCGCAGTGAAGTGACCAACAACCCAACGGCATCCAACGTGCAGATAACACTCAGGGGAGACACAGGCCCCCAGCTGCAAATCGCTGACGTTGTGGCCATTACGTTTAATGATGTGCCTCGATTCACTGGCACAATATCCGACCTAAACGTGTCATTTATTAGCACAACAAACCCGACCGCTATCACCAGCATTACGGCAATGGGTAACCTTTCCCACCTTGGCCTCGTCGATGTTGGGGCCAGCGGTTGGACTGAGCAGAGCGCCCGGCAACGTGTCGACGCAATAATGACCGGGTCAGGGGAAACACTCCTTAACGGTGGGGACGCCAACATTACCCTGCACACGGTCGACCTTGTAGATGCACAACCCGCCACGGCACTTGACGCCTTGCAGGAAGTCGCAACCTGGACAGGGGCAACATTCTTTGATGACCCCCAGGGGCGAATCGTTTTTGAAGATTACGGCAACAGGGGCCAAACAACGTTTGCCGGCATATGGTCAAACCAGGTGGGCACCTGGGCGGATGCAGCTGGTGACTGGGCGTCATACCCAACCGTGATCACTGCTACATCGATGGATGCCGGCGCCGTAGTGTTTGCCCCTACGTTCACTAAAACACTGGAGCCCCTGATCAACGACGTGACCGTGACCTATCTAGCTGACGCGATAGTGAACCAGACAGATAGCGCATCGATAGCGGCCTACGGGCGGCGCGAGTTTAGGCTGCAGACACAGATCAAAGACTCAACGGATGCGACGACTCGGGCCGGTAATATTATTACAGCCCAAGCGAATCCGCTATGGAATCTCGGTCAAATATCTATCCTCATGCATGAACTAACGGACGATCAGCTAGACGAAGCCCTAGCCCTAGTGTCCGGTAGCCTAGTAACGGTGACCGGCCTGCCGGCGTCGGGCCCGTATTCGTCCTACATTGGTATCGTCGAGGGATGGACGGACTCCTACAACAACGGGCAACACGTCCTAACGTTATCCATTAGCGACCCTCGATTCTCCTATCAGACGCTAACATGGGGAGAAGTAACCGCAGACTTAACGTGGAGCGCCGTGGACGCAGACGCGGCATGGTTCGAAATAGTGTCCAACGATTCATTAGTAGGAGCGTGAAAAATGGCGACAACAGCAGCAGGCACACCATATGTAGAGGCGTCGGATCTCGTAGCCGGGTATCCAGCCGTGAGTCTGGCCCTAGCAAACCATATCGACGGCCTCGACGGCGGGAAAGTGTTGCAGGTTGTTCAGGGGACACTTTCTGGAATAGTTGCCACTTCGTCATCTTCATATTCTGACACTGGTTTGACCGCAACGATCACGCCGACATCGGCAACGTCAACAGTTCTAGTGATGGTTATTCATAACGGCGTTTCTAAGCAAAACAATACTGGGGTGAATTTTAAGTTACTCCGAGGCGCTACAGATTTGGGAGTGTTTCAGTCAGCCGCTGCGTATACCAATAACGCAAATCAAAACCATGTCGGTTCCGCGGCACATAATCATCTTGACTCACCCGCAACGACATCAGCGACAACCTACAAAACACAGTTCGCGAGTGGTAATAATATCGCTAATGCGTGGATACACAACTCGGGTGGGACATCTAGTATCACCCTCATGGAGGTGTCAGCATGAACGTAGCAACAGCACTTGAATACGCCCGACCCGGCGAGGAATGGACTCTCTACGGTGACGACTACTCCGGTCTAACGTGGATGTCGGACACAACAAAACCGACCGAGCAAGAACTCACTGACGCTTACCTGCTTGCAATAGCGGCGAAAGAAAACGCAGAGGCCAACCGTGTAGCAACAATCGCAGCAGCGCGTGACCATGCTGCCAGTCTTGGTTTCACTGATGCGATGCTCGCAGTCATGTACCCACAATTGGAAGGCGCCTAATGTCCGAAATAGATCAAGAGCTACACATTGACACGCCGGCCGAGCCGGTAGAGGCCAAGCCACCACGGAAAAAGGCGGCCCCGAAACCCGCCACAGAGACAGAGCGCGCCAGGGCTATCGTCCGCGCCAAAATGAAAAAGTAGCGACATGGACTTCGGTGACTTTGTTGGCATAGCCGCCACGATCCTAGCCGCCCTCGCCATCATGGGAACCGGCCTCGTGTGGATCATTAGGGGCGTAGTTCGAGAGGAACTAAAAAAATACACAATGCCAATCCAGCCAGGGTTCCGCAACGGCGGCGACTCACTCGCAGACATAGCCGCGCAAGTCAAACTGATCATCAAACATATTGGGATTGAGGACTAATGCGCGAATGGTTAGCCAACAGCTGGGAGGGCTCGATAGTCAAGATCGCCGTCGGCGCGGCACTCGGCGCACTACTGTCATGGCTTGCCACGGCCGACATCCACCCGCTTATTGTGGCCGTATCAGCCGCAGTTATCCCCGTGATTATTAACGCGCTTAACGGTCAAGACCCGAGATATGGGAGGCACGATAATGGCCCGACTCTGTAAAGGTGGCGTCACTCTGCGCGACCAGATCAACCGCCGTTGGCCTAAACGTGACAAACGTACAGATGGATGGATTGCTGACCGCGCCCACTCTCTGAGAATATCTGACCACAATCCGAACAAGGCCGGGGTCGTGCACGCCATCGACATTGATGAGAATATGGGGAAAGGCCGGAACCGTAATGGGCGCACTGCCCGGCTCCTTGCCAACCAGCTCCTGGACTACGCGGCCAGCGGCCTGCCCGGTGCGTCAAGGCTCAAATATGTTGTCTTTGAAAACAGGATTGCGTCAGGGACATACAGGAAACAATGGTGGACATGGCGCCACGGCAACTACGGTCACGAAGCCCATATTCACATATCGTTCACGTCAGCTGCAGACCGTGACGGAACCGTGTTCCCGTTGCCTATCCTTGCCCGGTCACCAGTAACAAAAGCACGCTGGACACGCGACCTAGCAAAAGCACGCAAAAACAACCGTTGACCGATAGTCTCAACCTTGACTAAAGGGGAACACATGACAAAATACATTCGACCAGGTGAAGCTGCTGAACTACTCGGGGTGTCTCGGGACTCAATTAGGCGCTATTCGGACTCGGGCCAAATCGAATCCATTACTACCCCTGGTGGGCAGCGCCGCATCGACCGGGAATCTATCGAATTCATTATTGGGAAACGCACCCGAATCTCGAGCACGGTGACAATTATCGAGGCCGAATGATTCCGGAATTGTTGCTATGCGCTGCACTGGTGACTAGCTCGGCATGTGTCGAAAACACTGCAGCACACTCAGCAGCTGCAAAAGACTGGAAAGGGCACGAACGAAGCCTATATAAGGGGCAGCATTATCACAGCAAATGGGCATTAGTTCGCCAGTGCATTATGCACAGAGAGTCTCGATCTAACTATAGGGCGAGGAGCACGGTATCAAGTGCAGCTGGCGCTTACCAATTCCTTGAAGCGTGGCACATGGGTCTGACATACATGATGATTAAAGAATCTAAGGCCACTGGTGATGGCCTTATTGGCGACATTAAAGCACTCAGAGCGCGACCAATACAGGAATGGAACCGCTACTGGCAAGACAGGGCCTTCTACACGGCATGGAATAATGGGAGGGGGGCCGACCATTGGAATCTGACACGCCACGGGTGCGCCTAGTCTCCTATCATGTTGTTGAACTTTCCGACCTTGACCTAGATGGCCAAGCATTGATAACGATTAGGGACGGCAAGCCCACGCTGGCCTACCGGCGCACAATGTCGCACAGGTGGTCACCTGAGATTATGCCCAACACGCCCGAATCTAGGTGAAGTGATTGACACGCCGCCGCGGGCTCTACAAGATAGGGCCACGGACATACCAGCGGAGGGGAAGCCGCACACCCGTCACACATGAGCTGACGGGATGTCTCCGGCGGGGCCTGTTTCTAGTGGCAGGCCTCGCCAACACACTAGGCACTAGCAAAAAAAGGGGAAACATGTCAGAAGCATTGTTTGATTCCATCGGTGACATTCAGCTTGACCGGCCCGGGCACAATTGCACCGGTCAACTCTGCACATACTGCGAACGATTCGATCGTGAAGACGTCCAGGTGCTCGCCGAGATAGATAAATCTTGGCGAATACAGGCCACCATCTTTCGTAAATCGTTGGCTATAGGTGGCCTATTTAGTGCCGACCTACTCATCGAAGCGATCGGCCTACCCGCCGGTCACCCAAACCAAATAGGTGCCCTTTTCCGGTCGTGGGCAAGCATGGGTGTGATCACCTCAATGGGTAACTACGTTGTGAGCACTCGGGAATCCAATAACGGTAGGTCTATCCGCATGTGGAAGAGAACCGCATGAACCCGGCACTGGTAGGGCTCGCTTGCCTACTCGCCGGCCTAGTCATCGGTTTAGCGTGGGGTTATGTAGGTGGTAATCATGGGTGACTACCTTGAAGGTTATGTACAAGCCTTAACCAATGTCCTTGACGATATAGATGTCGAGAAATGCGAAACAGTCGCAGACGTCAGGCGCATGATTAGGCAAATGCTCGACGATACGGACAGCGAATGACTTACAACCTCGATGGTTATGTGGACGTACCGACCCGAATCAAACTATTCCTAGCCCGACACCCTGAGGGCTCACTACAAATGGACCCGCCTACATTCGTCGAGGTCGAAGGGAAACAATGGGTTATCGGACGCGCCTACGCCTACCGCACACCCGACGACCAACGCCCTGGCATTGGTACAGCGTGGGAAATAGTGCCCGGCACGACTAACTTCACTCGAGGGTCAGAATTGCAAAATCTTGAGACGAGTTCTTGGGGCCGGGCGATCGGGGCCCTAGGCATTGGCATAGACGCATCTATAGCGACGCTAGACGAGATACAGCACGCTAAAGAGCGAGGCAAGGTCATGCGAACCACTGAGGAGCTACCGGATGACCCGTGGATAACTGGGGCACCAGCACCAGCCTATGACGGGGCAGTACCCGGTAAAGGCTCCAGTATGTACCCATTGACAGGGCCGCAACTTAAAGCAATACACGCCATACTGGCTAAACGTGACATACGTGACGACCTGGACAAACTCCATAACGTGAACGCCTGGCTAACCGGGCTCAACAAAACAGCCGTCACCAGCATTACGGAAATGAACAAGACGGACGCATCGGGCTACATTGACCACCTACAAAAGGGTGTGCCTTGATGCCTGTCGTGGCGTGTCATGCCCTGACGCCCGGATCATTACAGGGTAGACGATGAATCAGTATGCCGGAGGAAATAGCACTGGTTTCGTGTAGGACAGGGCAACACGCCCGACCACGTAGGTAGGGTGAGTAATACCAAAAACCAACCACCACAGAGGCGCGGTCTTGAGCATCAAGATCGAG